CCAGAATTGAATCCTTCTCATACCCGACACCATCCTGTGGAGCACTCTGCTGTATGTAATTTACGACATCATCAGTGTACTCATAACCTGACTCCACTGCAACCAATCGAAGGTTCTGTTGTGAATATTCGGCATACCTAAGCTTAGACCAATAATCATCCGGAGCTGTTTTAATAATCGATACCCATTCATCGAATTCATCTTTAGGGTAACGTGACATTTCCATCAGCGATGTATCAAGATTCAACAATTGCTGTGTCTCAACATCAATCACTTTGGATTTTATAGCTGCCATCGACATTCGGTGAATCCTATCCTTCTCCAGCCTACTCATGTTCCTATTACCGTTCATCTCGTCTATAGTGTTCGTCCTTGAACAAAATGAAAAATCATTCCACGGTACAGAAGGGTCAGGAAGACCCGTTTTATCTGTATTCGTAATTTTCATATTCAGATCATTCACGAACTCTGCATAACCTTTAGCGTCGACGCCTCTTGACCACCATTTCCTAGTGAAGACTGCATCATCGCCTACTGTAGCTAGACGTATATTTTCTCGGAAGTCGAAAGGAGGACTAATCGAGTCCAAGTCTCTCTCATACCGAATAGGACTATTGTAATACTTGTAAGCGTATGTCCGTAATAATAAGGATGTGATCATACCATCAAACTGACTGGTACCGTACATTCCCGACATCATCACTCCGTGTACTCGCAACAAGTCGCCGTCGATATTGATAACGGGATTTGCAATATAGGAAAACAATCCAGACATAATACGCAAGGAGTCTTCGCTCATACCTCGCTTTCTCGAAACATACATAATACCTCTATTGACGGCTCTAAAGACGTCAGAGGGAATGCGCTTATCGAATCCCGAATAATCAATGCAACAGACATGACTGTTATCATAGTCTTTCAACCATCTGATGAAGGTATCCCAATCATATCCATACGGATTCATTTTCGCTCGTGTTTCAGACTTTTCAGGATTTAACATCATTTCGCCGAATAATTGTCCCAAATATTCCCGCATCACCATGATAATCAACATATTAAAAATTTGGAAATTTCGCTGATCTTTTCCTTTCAAACGAACTTCCATTTTCTTACCAAGCTTAACGGTGACTTCGGGACACTTCCCTTTTGCAAGGAAAGACTCTTTCAATTCTTTGTATGAATCCCACACCCAAGTATGGAAATAGAATCTACCGTCACGTTCTTCACCCATTGATCTTTTAATCGTTGACCAATTGTCTCCATCACCACTTAACGCTTCTCCAGCTGAAGTTGACAAATCCATAGAATTTATACCATATAATGAGTCACCTTCTAAGATCTGCGCTCTACTCAGAGGACGCAATTTCTCTCCATCTGTAAACTTTTGGAAGTAATCCTTAACAGCATAAGACAAGTAACAAGGGTCAACAGTTAATTGATCCTCTGTGGCTTCATTAACCCATTTCTGCACACTATCTCTTTCCGTGTGCACTCCTTTGCTGTACTTAGATGACACCCACTTATCCTCAACACCATTTCTAATTAAGTGTTCGTACAAAGGTAAGTGAATAAAGTCATCCTTCGTCCTCGTATATCCGCCAGCCCTACCGTAATAGTCGTAATTTTCATTAGGATTTCTCCTCACTACTGACTGTATCACGGAA